AACCTCTGGTTTCCAGAAACGGTCATCAACGTTCTTACCGCTGGATGATTTCTCAAGTTCCTTCTGGAGGAACTGGAAGTTGTTCTGGGATTTACGCTTCAGATCTGCGAATGACATTAGATTACCTCGGATTAGTTTGGATTTGGTCTGTGATGCCCTATCACTCAGACATAATAACAGGCACAGAGTCGGGCGTCAACCCTCTGTGCCACTTTCTAACTGGTCCTTCATCTTCTGGACTTTATCCAGTAGTTCTTGGAACATGCTCTCAATACTGGTGTCTGGTGTGGCACCTAGCATGATAACACCCTGCTTCATCGTTTCAACAACAGACTTAGCTTCGGGATCGTCACTCAGTTTAGCACGAGCATAGAAAACTTGCTGTTTACCAATAAGTTTTTCAAGAGCTTCAAAGTATTCCATTTTTCTTTCAGGTTCCAAAAGAATAAAGTTCATGGCAGATCTGAAACAGAACTGCTGCAACTCTAGCATCTCTTGAATGTCACCTCTGACAATTTCTGACTTAAAGAAACTCATACTGTCTTGCCTTTATACTTGTAAAACTTTTTAATATCATAACCAAATTTATCTTGATGCATCTTAGGATCTAATCCACATATGTTTTTGTATATCATTTTCATGATATCAAAGTAGTACCAGTGATGTGGAGCAAGATACTGTGGAGATGCACAGATGTATATGTAATCAAATTTATATGTATCTATATTCAATTCTTCTTTCAAAAGAGAATTGAAATTCCATTCTAATTGTACCACATCATTGTTTAATTGGGTAGAGTTTTGATTCCCAACCCATGTGTAACTAGTAAGATTTTTATTCTTCACCAACCACAGAATCCAGTCTGCTTGCGAAACAATATCATATTCAATGACTTCATTATACTGCTCGTCAACATAACATATGTCGTGATGCTGATCAATATTTAAAATGTTTATTGGTTCGTTTACATCTTGTAGATCAAAAAGAATACTGTCATGTTCATAACCGAAGGCAACATTCGTGCATTCAGTTATTGCTTTCGTATAAATGTCAAGGATAAACAACCAGTTATCTATGTTTATCTTGAAATGATCTTCAGAGTAGTAGGTGTTTTTATAAAACTCACCCCATCTTTTGTTGGTAAAGTCATTACTATAAACACTGTCAACTAACTTAGAGTAGTTGGTTGACATGTAATCCAAATCAATGGTAAGAACATTCATACAAGCATTAACTTAGCACGACTAGTCTTCTTCATAAAATTAAGTTGCTGTGCCTCATGGCGCAGCTTTTCTTTTAGTGGTTTACTGATCAATTTGTTGACACTATCTAGTTCAATTTCATTGATCTCACAAAAGTGGATAACCGAATCAATATAATTCATGTCTGGATTGTGTAAAGCAATCTTCTCCACTTCCTGCGAGAACTTCGCAGATGTCATAAATCTATCCTCTAATAATTGTTTTTTGTCCATATCGTTCTTGGTATTCGTCTATGTAACTCATTAGTGTAATAAAGAATTCTTTCTTAGGTGGGTGAACCACCACTTGAGTCTCTCCGTTTTCACAAGCAACGATTGTGACGAGTTGCTTTACACTCAACCCGTAATTTTCCTGCAACATACATGCGTATGCAGTCTCTTGCACAAAGTAATCGTAGAGGTATTCCTCACGCTTGGGTTCCTCTGCTGTCTTAAAGTCAATGATAGACAGCACTCCATCAAACTCAGCGATACAATCTACTCGCCCTGCCAGTTCCAAATGTTTGGAGTAGAGCGCCGCTTCCTGTAAGTAAATATTATTTATACGGTCCAAAGTATCCCTACTATGATGGAACATAAGGACAGGAAGCGGAAAGTTTTTATACTTTTTTAGATCTAGATTGTTGTTGAAATAATCCTCAGCGATTGAATGATACTTTGTACCACGTCCAGTAGCACGAGCAGACTTAGCATTTGCTTTTGCCTCTCCTACTCTAGCTCTCCAGCGGGCGATGCCCGCCATCTTTTTAGCGTTGTTACTAATCACAGTAGTGACAGACGGAAACTTGAAACCTTCTGGTGTCAGGTACATGCGTTTGCCATCCACCATCTCAGCAGACATTTCAATAGGTTCTATCTCACCTACATGATTAAACAACTTCATAGTCCCAGATTAATTTTGTTGATAAGGTAAGATTTGACAAGACCAGAACGAACGATGTCTTCAACATCAAATTCTACAAGAGAAAACTCTGGCATTTGCTGAAGAATACGTTGGAAGTCAATGATGCCTGTACGTTCACTGATCTTTTGCAAGTCAGTTTGTGCAGCATCACCACAGAAAATAATCTTACTGTCTTGACCAACACGAGTAATGATTGAATCAAGTTCGTGAAAGTTCAGGTTCTGACACTCGTCAATGATAACAATAGCATTGTCCAGTGTAGTACCACGGATGAAACTGGTAGACCAGAACGAGATAGTTTCCTGTGCCTTCAGGTTATCATAGAGCATTTCATATGATGCATCATCAGGCATCTCAAACATGGATTGTACCATGTTCTTGTATGGTATTTGATAGAGAGAAGACTTATCTTCATGGTCTCCAGGAAGGAAACCAATTTCTCTCGTAGCTACGAGAGAACGAACGATATAGATCTTTTCATATGGCGTGTAGTCATTCAACACATCTTTAAGTGCTTTGTACAGGGCAACAAAAGTTTTACCTGTACCAGCAACACCATAGGCATAGATCATCTGACCCTTATCCCACTCATCAAACATAACCTGTTGGTTATGTGTCAGAGGTTCAACGGGGATCATGTATGCCTCATCAATAGGTTTGCGACGCTTCTTCTGCTTCGCAGTCATACCTTGTCCAGGTGATTTGGTAGTCTTCTTTCTAGCAGGCATATCAGTAGTTGTATTTGTCAGTAATGGTTTTGTTTCGTGGTGCTTTAGGAATCACCTTGTTCTTCATGATGTCTTTCCATCCAGGATGGGTCTTCGCCATCTTGTCTCTCCAGTCACCAACCTCACCAGAGGCAGGGCATGTAGAGGGATCACTCCAGTCTCTCTGCCAATCAGGATTATCTTTAGACCACTGTGACCACTCTGCCATGGTCATACGAACATCTTTTTGTTCACCAGTGACTTTATTGATTACTGGATAGGTCGGCATCTTCTTTCTCCTTTTTGTTAAAACCAAATGGACCAATTTTGTCTTCCACTTTCTCTCGCATTGCAACGTTTGCAAGAGTTTCCATGACTTTAAGAACTTGTTCAGGTTTGGCATCCTCCCCAAGTTCTTTAGCGACATAATCATACTTAGGCCAAAAGGTTTCGCCTGCTTTTTGATAGTCTTCTAGGGTAACTGTAAATTTCATAACCAACCAAGTGCCTCCGCACAAATAGGGAACTGTTCTGCGAACACACGCTTTGCATCTAGTGCGATGTCCATGTGTTCTTTCTGCGTACCATTAGCGGAACGCAATTCAATATAATGGATCCATGATCTTACAGATCCTGTCATGTAGATTTTTGTTGGAACGGCGAGGGGGAGTACAAAACGAGCACACTCCTTTGCGATTCCTAGTCGTAGCATCTGTTGATAGATGTCCATGCTACTCTCAAAGTGACGCTTGATAACAATCTCAAGTTCTTGCTTAGTGAAAGGATCAACATCATCAATAGAGTTCTGTCTGTTCTTATCGTCTTGACGACGAAGTTCAAACAAAGGAATAGTATCTGCCAGCATAGAACTGTCAGCATACCGTTGAGAAAACTCTTGATATGTGAAGGACCTATGACGCAAAATTTGAGCTGCGATTCCCCTAGTAGTTTCAATCTCCAGGGTCATATGTGCCTGCTCAAACACAGACCAGTGGTTGTGCTTGATACAATATTTTAGCAGACCAGCAACCTTAGGATTCTCCTGGTTGTTCGGATTGCTCACCCTCGCCACGTAACCCATCGTCTTTTCTGCGTCTGGAGTTACTGTTACTAGTTTCACTGAGTTCATTACTAAATCCCTTCTCCCGCTTGCGGCGTAATTGTTTTTCTTTTAGTAGTATTTTAGCACGAGCTAACTGTAATGCCATGTATTTTAACTCATTCTCTGAGTATAAATCAGGGCGAACTCGTGCCTCTTTAAGTGCTTTCTTTGCTAATCTAATTTGATCTTTTAGTCGGGTCATAGTACGCTTTATAATAGGCAACGATTCCGTCTGTCCTCACGTTACCCTGGGATACCCAGTCGTGAACACATTCGTAGATGCTCTGATTGCTGTAGCGTGGTGATCCGTCTGAGCAAATCTCAGATCCAAATTTATTAAGCAGGATGTTTAGTCCTTGTGTTCTTACGTCCATTCGTTCGTCACTGTAGCGCCAATCAGTCTGCATATCCGTCATCGTCATCTCTCCCTTGATAAAAACCGAAGTTAGGATTGCCTACATCAGATTTATAAGCATCCACGTCTGAGTATACCTCAGATTCTAATGCATTAACAAGCGACTTAAGATTCTTGACGATGAGTTTAAGTCTTTCTCTATCCATCTATTTAGAATTATAGATGAAGTCAGTATAACATAAAAAAAGAGGGGTCGCAACCCCTCTTGGAATATTATTTAAGGATGTAGCTACAGATCCTTTTGCATGAACTTTGGTTTAATGAGTCGCACTCTATTAAACATTCAAAGTAGTCGTTGAGTTTTTGATTTTCCACCTCCAAGTCATCAATTGTGTCTTCAAAGTGTCGCCACTCATCTAACTGTGAGCGTGATAGTAGATTGTGCATTGGTCGCCCTCATACAATGAACCATAATGTAGGGAGGGTAAGGGTTCATTTTTTCACCTCGCATAATTCTACTACTATGTAGACTAAAAAGTGATAGATTATACCGTTTCTACAAAAAAAGAGAGGTAACTTGACCTCTCTTCATGAATTTGTATTTCGTTTTATGAATTGACTTTCCAGGGTGGTAAACGAAATGGTTTTAAGTTTACCCACTTAGCATAATGGACTCCACGATAAGTCAAAAACGCAAAAGTTTTATCTGGATCGTGCTTCAAAGGATCGTATTCTGGAAGGTCATATTCAAACTTGACCTTCAGCATCTATCCTACCCTCTCTGTAATAAGAGGAGTTCACCGTAAATCATCGCGATAAATGCTACACAACCAACGGACGTGAGTCCGACTACTTGTAGTGCGAGCATGGCGATCACTTAGTGTAGATGCGACCACGATAGCAATAGGTGCCATGTGACTCCTTGCTATCAACACAACGTGTATCATACTCAACACCACGATATGCAGTGTGAGTGATCTGTGCGTCGTGCAATGCAGCAGCTTTGTTGATCTGCTTTTTGATGAGGTTAAGGGTGTTCATTTGTCTTCTCCTGAAGTAAGGGATTTTAGCCCCGTTCCTTCAGTCGTTTGCGTCCCAGTGAAACTCACATTCTGGTACTGATTCCTTTACGGTCTCTACTAACTCTACAACTATATGTGGAGCTAGTTCTGCTGTATTTGCTTTGATCCTGAGCATTAATGCATCAGCATCAGCACACATCATGCCAGAATATAATAGTAGTTCAATCATGGGATGAACGCTCCGTTCCGCGACTTACTTGCGTCTTACACCAACATATCGGTGCATTGACCTTCTACTTTAGATCTAAGATAACCTAGTAGATTATATTTAGACCGACGATCCAAGTTGTCATCCATGAGGATTTCAACTCTTCTCTCTAAGAACCTTTCACAACTCATGTGCCACCCATAAGGGTTGCTGTCATCATGATGGGCAAGGGTCAATGCCAGCAACATGCTGAGCATAAGATGAACGTATGGTTATTATACCATAATTATATAGTGTGTGCAAACCGTAACATTGGATACAGTTTACATTTTCTTAATTTCCTGAGAGGTAAAACTTATCTCCTCTAGCTTTACATACTCTTTTTACAGATGCATCATACTTTGGAGTAGGTTCTTCAGTGATTAGATTTTTTGCAAAATCAAACGCTTCTTTAAAACGATTGAACTTGTATACTTCATCATACGTTTTTGCAGATACCAAAACACCGTCTTTCCTCCACAGTTTCATTGTGTACCAAACTGTAGGTTCATCCAATTTTCTGTAGAAGATACACCATTCTCCTTTCTGATCTGCACTCATTTCTTTTTACCTTTTGGATCATTCCAGAGTTTAGGATTACACCTACCCTCTGTTTGTGTCATACGAATTACGCGATCATACTTATCCCAGTAGTGATCAAAGACCTCTACCATTTTAGATCCAGCAGCGATGTCATAGCAAACCTGACCATTGCTCTCATACTCTACAAGATATGCGGTGTAAGGAAGAGACCTATCGTTTACTAATTCTGGATCACACTGTGCGTGGATTACATTGACTCCTTTTCTTGCCATACCTTAAGAACGATTACCCCATTGAATTTGCGGGAAAGCTTCCTCAACGCACTGTCTGGTAATCTTCCAGCGTTTGCCGATTTGCTTATCCTTCACCAGACATAATACCTCAGCTTCGCCTTGATGTAAACCCTCTAGGAGTTGAATAAACAAAGTTTCACGTCTAGTCTGAGATACATTTGCTCCACCCTTGAAGAAGAGATAGAGTTTACGATACTCATGTGCAAGTTTCGTATGCTCTGTCTCTTCAGGTGCATCATTTTTTTCATAGGGCACTTCACCTTCTGGAAGCATAGAGATGACACTCTCATCAAAGTTTGCAATCAGAATAGACCTGAGTGCTGGAGAGTTATGTTCCTGTAGAAGTTTAATTTTTTGTGCCTTAGTCTTAGCATTGCTAACTTTTTGCAGCACTTCATTCAGTAATAATTGCATGACCTAATAATTATCGTAAATTTATTTATTCATCTTCAAATTCGTCCTCATCCACGAAGCGAACAGAGAGTAGTTCTTCGTTGATCCATTGACCATCTGAGTTTAACATCTCGGGGTGGACATTATCTTCTTGTGATGCATAGATGTATTCATGTAGTTTTTCATTGACTGTCCAACCAGCAAATACCCCTACACAGAGGAAGATGAATGATGCGGTGGCAGATAGATAGACGAATAAAGTTTCTGTCATTGTTCAACTCCGAACTTAAATTTCTTTGTCCCACCTGAGTTCAAAGTTGAAGTAGACTTTGCGTTTTAGGAGGGAGAACACCTTTGTGATGTATAAACCTTTCTTTGGTTCTGGTTCCTTCTTCTTAGCCCTCCTGAGCATGAGCTCTATGCCTTTATTTATTTTAAGTTCGCTCATTTTTTGGGTGCCTTTACTAATCCTTTTTCTAAAAAGAATTTAGCAGTCTCTAGAAGACCACCAATTTCATTCCCATCAATGACAACAAAAGGGAATCCAGTTCTATGTGGATACATCTTACGGAAACTATCAGTCAGAATAGAATTAGGATCTGCAGAAGGTGTTCTAGTTACATTATATTTTTTGTATTCAACACCTGCTCTTTCAAAGAGTTCAACCAGTGTTTTGCAATAATTACAAGTTGCTGTCGTATAAGCTACGATTTCCATTTAAAAGGGGGAGTTTGATCTCCCCCAGTATATCATAAACTATTTGTTGTGTCTAGGTCTGAATGGACAATCAGGACATCCAGATCCACAGCATCCCTTAGAGAGCGTTACCACGAGGCAGAACCTCCTCAGGGAAAACAAAGTTTTCATGTGGTTGATCCACTGGTGCCATCCATGCACGAAGACCTTCATTCAAGAGAATGTTCTTTGTATAGAACGTTTCAAATTCAGGATCCTCTGCTGCTCTCAGTTCTTGAGAAACAAAATCGTAAGCACGGAGATTGAGGGCAAGACCAATAATGCCAATGGATGAAGTCCAGAGACCCATAACAGGAACAAACAACATAAAGAAATGAAGCCACCTTTTGTTGCTAAACGCGATCCCGAAAATCTGTGACCAATAACGGTTCGCTGTAACCATTGAGTAGGTTTCTTCTTCCTGTGTAGGTTCAAACGCCTTGAAAGTATTTGCTTTATCACCATCTTGATACAAAGTATTCTCTACTGTAACACCATGGATGGCAGAAAGCAATGCCCCACCAAGAATACCTGCAACACCCATCATGTGAAAGGGGTTGAGTGTCCAGTTATGAAATCCTTGTAGAAAAAGTAGGAATCTGAAGATTGCCGAGACACCAAAGCTCGGCGCAAAGAACCAACTGGATTGTCCGAGAGGGTAGATGAGAAATACACTAACGAATACGGCAATAGGACCTGAAAAAGCAATCGCATTGTACGGACGGATACCTACTAGACGACTAATCTCAAACTGCCTGAGCATGAACCCGATTAGGGCGAAGGCACCGTGGAGCGCCACAAAATTCCAGAG